GCACCCCGCCAGCGGCAGCGTCTACCGCGTGCTGAGCGCCGAGGCCTACACGAAAGAGGGGCTGAACCCGAGCGCCGTCCTGTTCGACGAGCTCCACGTCCAGCCGACCCGGGAACTGTGGGACGTCATGACGATGGGATCGGGCACGCGACGCCAGCCGATCGTTGTGGCGATCACCACGGCGGGCTACGACCTCGAAGGGACCATCTGCGGCGAGAAATACCGCTATGGGAAGCGGGTTCAGAGTGGGGAGATCGTCGACCCGACGTTCTACTTCAAGTGGTGGGAGCCAAGCCGGGGTGACTGCGACTACCGCGACCCGGCCGTCTGGGCTGAGTGCAACCCGGCACTGGGCGACTTCCTCTACGCCGAAGACCTGGAGCAAGCGGCGCAGCAGACCGCGGAGCATGTGTTTCGCCGCTATCGGCTCAACCAATGGACCGCCACGGCCGAGGCCTGGCTTCCGTTTAATGCTTGGGCCGAGTGTGAAGATAAGAGCCTTGAGCTCGACCCCACGCTTCCGATTCGCGTTGGTGTGGACGTGGCGCTGAAGAACGACAGCAGTGCCGTGGTTATTGCCCAGAAGCAAGGCGACCGGACAGTGTTGCGGGCCAAGGTCTGGCAGAATCCGCACCCCGAGGGGTCGCCGATGGCCGAAGCGTGGGAGATGAACCTGTTTGAGTTGGAGGAATACCTGAAGCAACTTCGCGCGGCCTTCCCAGTGCCGGCGACAGAGATCGACGGGCGGATCATGCCAGGCCCCGAGGTGAATTATGATCCCTACTTTTTCGCCCGGTCCGCTCAGGTCCTGGAGGGTGAGGGTCTCGCGATGGTTCGCTTTCAGCAGAACGACTCACTGATGATCGCGGCGTCGCAAAATCTCTATCAGCTCGTGATGGAGCACAAGATTGCTCATGATGGCGATGCGGCCCTGGCGGCGCATGTTGCAGCGGCTACTGCGGATCAGAAGCCGCGCGGGTGGAGACTGACAAAGCCTAAAGGTTCTAGGCGAAAGATCGACGCACTTATTGCGGCCGCAATTGCGGCATATCGTGCACAAGAGCCTTCACCAAAGGCCCGAAGATCGATCTATGAGGACCGCGGGATTTTCACGGTATAGGGTATAATGAAGGGGCGAAACCTGCTCGAAACAGGCTCGCCCCAGGACACCCCGGAGGCTAGTCCGAGATGCCTAAGAAGTATAGCGTTGACGCACCGCCAGGATTCAAAGCCTGCCGTCGCTGCGAGACGACGAAGCCAGTTAGCGAGTTCTCTCCGAACCGCGTCATCAAAGACGGGTACAGCACGTACTGTCGTCCCTGTGCTGTCGATCGACAGCGAGAATGGGCCAACGCCAACCGCGAACACCATCTAGCTCAGCGCGCGGCACGGCACGTCACCAACCGCGAGGCAGAGCAGGCTCGGAAGAAAGCGTGGCGCCAGGCCAATCCGGACAAGGTTCGTGCCGCGAAGCGGCGCTGGGCACGCGAGAACCCTGCCAGGATCCAGGCGGGCTACCACGGATATCGCGCTCGGAACCTGGATCAGATCAAGGCCAGAGAGCGCGACCGATCCGCCCAGCGGAGGGCAGCCGATCCCAACTACTGCGCCGATGCCGTCAGGCGGTGGAGCAAGATGAACAACGCGAAGGTGCGCGAATACGTCTACCGGCGAAGGGCCATCATAGCGGGCGCCACGGTCGGCCCGGTCAGCTACGCGGCGATCCTTGCACGCGATGGCCTGGTCTGCGGGATCTGCGGCGGCGCTGTCGAGCGGGCAGAGCTGAGCTTCGATCACGTGATCCCGCTGAGCAAGCAGGGGCCACGCACCGAGTCCAACATCCAGGTAGCGCACAAGGTCTGCAACTCGCGGAAGGGGGCCAAATGGCCATCGACTCATCTCAGTTGACACATACCCGCTGGGGACCCACCCACGTGACGCACCACCGATTCGACTTCGAGGTCCCGGGCGACGGCTCCGTGATCGTGAGCGTCTATTCAGGAGAGCAGCTGGTTGCCCGAACTAGGTCTGATCTGCACCAGATGGTTGCGGAGTCTGACCGTTTGCAGGATCAGGAAATCGAGCTGGCCCGGCAAGAGTTCGCGGCGCTGAGTGACCCAACGAAGAACCGACCGATCAGCGCGGATGACATCGAATGGGTGAAGGTCAACGTCGAGACGGAGCGGCCGGGGGCCATGAGCGTCCGCGAATTCATCACCGGGCTGCCTGATTGAGCTGGTTCGGCGTCTCCTACCCCTACCGATACAAGGTCATCGTCAACCTGAAGGGCCAGCGCTCGTTCCGTGGAATCCTCTGGCAGCAGCAAGGCGGCTGGCTGATCTTGAAGCATGCCGAACTGCTCGAGGAACGTCAGGCGCCCAAACCCGTCGATGGCGACGTACTGATCGACCGCCGCGACGTCGAGTTCATTCAGGTTCCGCCGGGAGTGCAAGAGCCGTGACCGTCATTCAGAGCCAAAGCAGCTTGCTCGGACTACAGCCTGGCTGGCTGTCGCCGTCCGTGAGCAGCGGCTTGGCTCTCTATGGCGACTACACCGCCGACTACTGGACGATCTACCGCACGCAGCCGACGGTTAAGACGGTGGTCGACTTCCTGGCCAGGAACATCGCTCAACTTGGTCTGCACGTCTTCCGCCGCGTCAGCGACACCGACCGCGAGCGCCTGGCCGATCACCCGCTGGCGCAGCTGATCGCGAAGCCCAACCCGTCGACGACGCACTACCGCCTGCTCCGGCGGATGGTGCGCGACGTCTGTATCTACGGCAACGGCTACTGGCTGAAGATCCGGCCACCTGCTGGCGGCATCGCCCTGCTGGCGGTCCCCTTCGAGATCGTCTCGGTCTACGGCTCGCTCAACCCCACCCGCTACAAAGTCGGGATCAGCGGCAACCCGCTGGACCTGACGCCCGATAAGATCGTTCACTTCCGCGAGGATGGCGAGCCCGTTGGCGTGTCGCCGCTCGAATCACTGCGACGGATCCTGGCCGAGGAAGCCGCCAGCGGCGACTACCGGGAAGGCTTCTGGCAGAACGGTGCTCGGATGGCCGGCTTCGTCAAGCGGCCCGCCACGGCGCCAGAGTGGAGCGCCACGGCGCGCGATCGGTTCACCGCGGAGTTCAGCGCGCTCTACAGCGGGTCGGCCAACAGCGGTAAGACCGCCATCCTGGAAGAGGGCATGGACTGGATGCCCGCCAGCTTCAACGCTGAGGACTCCCAGTACCTCCAGACGCGCGAGCTGACCCGCACCGAGGTGGCCCGGGCCTTCCACGTCCCGCTGCCGATGGTCGGCATCCTGACCCACGCGACCTACAGCAACATCACCGAGCAGCACAAGAACCTGTACCAGGACTGCTTGGGCCCCTGGCTCACCATGATCCAGGAAGATATCGAGCTGCAGCTGCTCCCCGAGTTCGCGGACAGCGAGGATGTCTATGTCGAGTTCAACATGGCCGAGAAGCTCAAGGGCAGCCTTGAGGAGCAGTCCGCTGTGCTTTCTTCGGCGGTGGGTCGGCCATGGCTTACCGCTGACGAGGCGCGAGCGCGTCAGAATCTACCGTCACTCGGCGGCGATGCCGAGCAGTTGGTTACGCCACTCAACGTACTGGTTGGCGGCCAGGCTTCGCCGCGTGACAGCGCTCCCCCACCGAAGGCGGGCCTGCCCTTGAGCGCAGCGAAGGGAGCGCCGCAACTGAAGGCGGTCGACGACCAGGTCGACACCACGCACGTCAGACTCCGCGGCCGCCACGTCGAGAAGTGGGCGCAGGTGCTGACCAAGTTCTTCGACCGCCAGCGCTCGGCAGTACTCGGTCAACTCAGCAAGGCGCGGCGGGCCGGGACCAAGGCGCGCATCGACGACATCTTTGACGGCGAGCGCTGGGACAAGGATCTGCACGGCGACCTGCTGGCGCTGGCGACTGCGACCGCGACGGCCTTCGGCAAGCGCGTGGCCGATGCGCTCGAAGCTGACTTCGATCCCGAGGAGCTGGCGGCCTGGCTGGACGAAAACAGCCGGATCGCCGCGGAGGGTATTAACAAGCTGACCCGCCAGAAGATCCTGGCGGCGCTCGAGGAAGACGACGAACGGGATGCTATCGGCGCCATGTTCGACTGGATGCGCGACAGCCGGGCGGCGCAGATCGCGCAGTCGAAGGTTACCGGCATTGCCAACTTCGGCGCGCACGAGGGCGCAAAGCAAGGCGGTGCCAAGGAAAAGACCTGGCTGGTCAACTCGAAAAATCCTCGATCAAGCCATCGTTCGCTTGCAGGCTCCACGGTCAAGCTGTCGGAAGACTTCGGGAGCGTGGGAATGGCCTGGCCCGGCGACCCGAAGGGCGGCGCCGACGAGCTCAGCAACTGCCAGTGCTCGCTGGCGTTCGGAGGTTAAGCGTGAAGATCAAAGCCGCGGCGATGACCGGGTTCAAGGCCCTGGATGCTGGCGCGGGAACGTTCGAAGCCCTGGTCAGTGTCTTCGGTAACGTCGACCTGGCCGGTGACCGCGTCGTCAAGGGTGCCTTCGCCGACTCTCTGAAAGCGTGGGAGGCCAAGGGCAAGCCCATTCCAGTGATTTTCAGCCACCAGTGGGACAACCTGGACGCGCATATCGGCCAGGTGGCCACGGCGGAAGAGACCGACGCCGGGCTGAAGGTCAAGGGGCAGCTCGACATGGAGGACCCCTTCGCGTCAAAGGTCTTCAAGCTCATGGACCGCGGCACCCTGACCGAGTTCAGTTTTGCCTATGATGTGGTCGAAGAGAAGGTGCAGAACGGCGCCAACGAACTGCTCAAGCTCGACCTCATCGAGGTGGGCCCGACCCTCAAGGGCATGAACCCGGAGACGGAGCTACTGGCGGTCAAGGCGCTCGGCCTGAAAGCCGGTGCCCGCAACAGCAGCAAGGATGCCGAGCGGATCCAGACGCTCCACGATCTGGCCGGCGAGCTCGGCGCCGAGTGCCCAGAGACGAAGTCGGGGGGCGCCAGTGGCCGCAAGTCGGCGCTCGAAGGCCGCAAGCAGGCGGTCAGCGGGAGTCACGAGCAGCGCCGCGAGATGATCCAGGCCGCACTGATGGAGCGCTACGCGCAGACCGAACGGGTCAGCGCCTATGTCACCGCAACCTTCGAGGATCGAGCCATCTTCGCGCTGTATGACTGGTCGTCGGAATCCGGCAATCAGGGCTACCGCGAGGTTCCGTACACCGTGAAGGATGATGGCTCGATCGAGCTGGGCGAGGAACGCGATGTAGTGCTCGAGATGATCGTCAGCCCGAAGGCCGACGAACCGACCGGGAAGGCAGGTAGCAGGGGCGACGGAGACGCACGCAGGCTACAGGGGCCATCGGCCAGTCCGTTCGCACTGCGGATCGCTGCCGAACTGCTCGAGCTCGAATCCGCCTAATTCGCACCGCTCACCACCGATCTCCGCGAGCCGATCCGAAGGGGTCGGCTTTTTGATGGGATGAAGAGACGTGAACGAACTACTCAAGCGGCGGGCAGAGATCAAGAGCCTGCTTCTGGCCCTGGCGGCCAAGGCCGATGCCGAGCAGGACGGCCAGTTTACGGATGACCAAAAGGCCGAAGCCGACCGGCTGATCAAGGAATCGGTCGAGATCAACGGGAAGCTCCAGAAGCGAGCTTCCGATGATCAGCTCCGGAAGCAAATCAACGAGCTCGGCGGCGACCTGACGGGCGAGACCGAGCAGGGCCAGAAGGCCGCCCGCGGCACCATCGGCTCCCAATTCACCGAGTCGCCAGTCTTCAAGGGCTGGCTCAAGGAGTTCGCCCCGAGCGGTCGAATCGCGGACTCGGCTCGGGTCAACGGCCCGGCGGTCCCGATCGATGCGAAGTCGCTGATCACCGGCCTGTCGGATACCTCTGCTGGCGCGATGATCGTCAACGATCGCTTCCCGGATATCGTCCCGGCGCTACGTCGTCCGCTGGGCATGCGGAACATCGTCACCACCGGCACCATCAGCGTCGACGCGATCGACTGGGTCAAGGTCAACGTCGAGACGAACAACGCCGCGGTGGTCGCTGAGGCTACGTCGCAGTCAGACGGCACCAAGCCTGAATCCACTTTCTCCTTCACCAAGACCACTGAGACGGTCAAGACGATCGCTCACTGGCTGGCGGCCACCAAGCGCTCACTATCGGACGCTGGCCAGCTGCGGACCCTGATCGACAACTTCCTAGAGGATGGTCTGCTCCAGGTGCTGGAAGACCAGATGGTGACCGGCTCCGGCATCGGCGAGAACATGACGGGCCTGTTCAACATCTCTGGGATTCAGACGCAAGCGTTCGTGACCGACCTGGTTGGCACTTACCGCCGGGCAAAGACCCTGGTTCGAACGGTTGGCCGGGACATCCCCAACGCCTACCTGATGAACCCCACCGACGCGCAGACGCTCGACCTGCTCTCTGACAACGAGAAGCGCTACTACTACGGCGGCCCGATGACCGGCGGGGTCAACGTGCTCTGGGGTCTGCCCGTCGTCGAGTCCGAGGCGGTCACCGCGGGCACGGCGTTCGTCGGCAACTTCAAGCAGCTGGTGCTGCTCGACCGCGAGCAGACCACAATATCTGTCTCGGATTCGCACTCTGATTTCTTCGTGAAGAACCTCGTAGCAATTCTCGCAGAACTTCGGGCAATGTTCCTCTGTCGTAGGCCCAAGTCCATCGTCAAGATCGCGCTGAGCTAATCGGCTGAGCTTGGGGGCTGGGGGCTTCGGCTCCCAGCTCTTCCCGAAGGGAGCAAACCATGCCCTATCTCGACCCGGCAGCCGGCGCGGCGCGCGAGGTCTACAGCAGCTCTGGCGCCCCAGGAGCGGGCACCGACGAGGTCCAGACCATCACCATCGGGGGGACGCCAACCGGCGGATCCTTCAAGCTGGGCTTCGGCGGCTTCACCACCGCGGCGATTGCTTGGAATGCGACCAACGGCACCCTGGTTGGCAACATCGACGCCGCTCTCGAGGCACTGCCCAGCCTGGGTGTCGGAGCGGTCGTCACGGCGGTCGGCACCATGACCGCGGGCATCGGGACGATCACCGTCACGTTCTCCGGGGTCAACGTCTCCAAGCGAGCGATCGCCACCATGACCGTCGTTTCTAACGACCTGATCGGCACGGCGCCAACCGTCGCGGTTGCCGAGACGACTCCGGGCGTGGATGCCGACGGGCGCGGCGCTTCCAAGGGCTCGACCCTGATCCGAGCTGACACTGGCGCGCGCTACCAGAACCTCGGCACGCCAGCCGCGCCGAACTGGTCCGCCCTCTAATGCCCCTGATCAGCAGCGGCGTCGTCAAAGGGCGCCGCTGCCCGATCTGTGGGGCCGAACACACCAGCTGCGGTCTGCCCTACCAGGGCAACGCCGTGGCGATTCCGGAGGAACCAACCGTGGCTGACCCGCACGACCTGTACATCTACCAGGACAAGGATGGGCACACCTTCCAGATGACCGAGGCTGATGCCCGGGAACCTGGCTACACCCGCGTCGGCTCGCAGACCGCCGCGGTCGCCGATCAGGAGCGCGCGGCTGAGTCGGAGGCGACGGTGCCGGACCTGACTACCGATCCAGACGCGACTACTGACGGGGATCCCCCTGTCGATCCAGACGCCAATCCCGACGCCGACCCCGACTCGAAGGCCCAGGCGCCGGCCGCCAACAAGGCCCGCCAGTCGGGCGAGAACAAGTAGCGCCGGGCAGCGGCGAGAGGAGTAGCCGATGGCCAGCGGCGTGGTTCTAGCTAGCGCGGGGGCGGGTGACGTTGCAGGGTTGGCATGCCGGCACCAGGTTCGCGGGGTCGTTGTTCGTCTTGTCCCAGTCAACGTGATCGGTGACGAGTACCCCCGGCCCCAGCCGCATGCCCTTCGTCCAGGTTACGGGGGCTCCGCACCAGTGGCATGGATGGGTGCCCGGGCCGATCTTCGCAAGCAGGATCACGCGATGTTCAAGGATGTGCAGACCATCGGCTGCATGAATTCGCACATAGCCATTGCGTCCGACCGATCTTCCACCCTTCCAGCTCGGGCTGTCCGGGCCGCCGGGATGCCCTGGCTTGCAGGCGCGCGAGCAGTAGCGCTTCATCCCGAGGGCGACCTGCGATGGGTAGGCCCAGATGAGCTTGCCGCACGTTTCGCAGGGCTTCTGAAACTTCTTCGGCGCCTTGGCAATCTCGACGCCACGAGAGCCCACCCCTTTGCAGGACAGAGAGCAGAACCGAACCCCGGCCGCGACACGGTAGGGCCACGTTCTAAAAGGGGCCGAGCAAGCTTCGCAGATGAGCTGAAGAGGCGGAAGTTGGGTACGCTTGGAGGGCATCGAAGTTACTCCTTCGGTGTCGTGGGGCGGGCCGTTTGCAGCGGCGCCGCTCCTTCCTATTTTACCCCAGCTTGCCATCTCGGATTGGGAGGAAACTAGATGGCAAGTGGCATGTACATGTCGGCCAAGAAAGGCCTACTGGACCGAGCCACGGTGTCAATCGACTACGACACCGACCCGCTCAAGGTACTGCTGGTGGCGGCAGACCAGGCGGCGAACCTCAACACTCATGACTTCCGCGATGACCTGACCGAGGTCACCGGCACCAACTACTCCGCTGGTGGAGCCTCCCTGGCCTCGGTGACCGTCACGGCGAGCGGTGGCGTGGTCACTTTCGACGCCGCCGACGTGACCTACACCAACGTCACCATCGCGGCGATCAGAGGCAGCGTCATCTACAAGAACGTCGGCACCGCCGCGACCGATCCGATCGCTTTCTGGCATGACCACGGCGCGCAATCCGTAACTGCGGCAAATTACGTGATCCAGTGGAACGCGAGCGGGATCGCCACGCTGACCTAGAGGAGGGAACGAATGGACGACGCGGCAGCCCTGAAGCGCCTGAAGCTCCTGCTCAAGGAAGACGGCGCCCTGAAGATCATCAACCACTTCCACGCCTGCACTGACGAGCTGGTGACGGACCAGCAGGTGGCAGCGGCCGGGCCGGGCTCGCCCCTGGTGAACGCCTGTAAGGCTTACGCGGCCGAGCATGGCCACACGCCTGGCCTGGCGGGCGGCTACCAGTCAGTTGGCCACTACCGCCTGCACGACGTCAAGCGGATCGAGGAGTCGCCCCGGGAAGGCTGGTACACCGCCTACGCCGACGACGATCTGGGGACGCAGTGCAGCGGTCAACCGGCGGCGCTGCTGGCCCGCCTGACCGAGCACGAGCGGGCCGGCTAAGGAAACACCATGGCGAACGTCCACATCCTGGAGCGAACCGGCAACGGCTACCGTGTCGCGGTCCACATCCCGACGCCAGCGGGGAACAACGCCGCCGCGGTGGCCTGGAGCGCGGCCCTGCTGCGCTCCGGCCGTGGCGGCACCACCGAGCTACCGGACGGCGACGGCACCGGCGGAACCATCTTGGCCGCAGAGAAGCTCACGATCACGAACGGCACCGTCATGGAGCTTATCGAGACGATCGAGCCCCCGCCCACGCTCGCTGGCGCGGCGCTGCTGACCTGGCTGGATCAGTGGTACGCGGCGAAGGTGATCGAGGTCCAGAACGGCATCCAGGCCCGGCTTAACCAGTACGGAAGGGTCCGCTAATGGCACTCACCAAGGCCCAGCAAGCGGTCCTCTATGCCATCGCCCAGACCGCGTCCAACGTCATCGACGAGGGCGCGGTCGTCGATGTCTCGACCTTCCTCCAGATCGATGTGCGGATCCGCCTGGGCCGGGCGACTAGCTCGGCGTTCACCGTTGGTCCGAAGGTCCGCCTTGAGGGCACTTACGACTCAACGAGCCCCGACGCGGGACAGTGGGTCACCCTGGCCGAGTTTCAGGCAGCCATCGGCGCCAGCCTGGCGAGCCAGGCGGTCAGCGGTACCGAGGCGGCTGGCCAGACCACCATCACGCTCGCCGCAGGGACGAACTTCGCCGCTGGCGACTACGTCTTTTTCCACAACGGCACGCTAGCCAATAGCGAGTGGGCGCGGGTCGAGTCGGTCTCGGGCGCGGACATTGTCATCTCCGAGGGGCTGGTCAACGCCCAGACCGGCGCAACCTGTCGGGACCAGGCCGAGCAGTACCGGGCCGTCATCGACGTGTCGGCGCTCCAGGGCGTACGACTGGTTGTCGACGGCGCGGGCTCAGGGCAGGCGGTGATCGTCGCGGCTGAGTATGGGGCGTTGGTGTCGCTCTAGTGCCAGCGCAAGGCTACTGGGGCGCCACCAAGCCGCCGGCCGGCATAGCGCTTGACCGCGCCCACCGGCTGGCGCGCGGACTCGTCGGCTGCTGGCCGATCTACGGCGGACCGGGGCAGGTCGTTGACCTGATTGGTGGCAACCATCTCGCGGCGGCGGCCGCCGCTCCAACCTCGGACATCGGGAAGCATGGCGGCGCAGCACTCCACTTCACATCAGCGAGTAATCAGTTCGCCAGTCGCGCCAGTAATCCGATGTTGGAAATGGGCGACATCTCGTTTACCTGGTCGGTCTGGACCTGGTTCGATTCGCTGACTTCCTATCGGATGCTCATCGCAAAGGACTCGAACGCGACTCCTGGCCGAGACATGGCGCTGTTCTTCGATGGGTTACCGCCGAATCATTTCGTGTTCAACGTGTTCAAACCAACTGACGTGGGGGTCACGGTCGAGTCGCTCGTGAGCCCGGTTGTGGGTCGGTGGTACCACGTGCTGGCCTGGCATGACGCCGATGCGGACACCGCCAATATCCAGGTCGATGGCGGAACGGTGGTCACCGTGGCAACAGGCGGCAGTCTTCAGGCGCCGAGTGCGGCCCCACTGTACCTCGGGGGAGACAGTAAGTTCCCAACGTCACTCATGCTCGACGGGAAGTTGAGCAACATCATGTTCTGGAAGCGGGTGCTGCCTCCTGGCGAGCGCGATCAACTCTACGCCCAGCCCTACGCCATGTTCGCCGCGCCGGTCTGGCGGCGGTACTTTCTTCCACCGATCCCGCCGGTCATCGTCACCCCGGGCGCCGTGGCACTCTCTACCGCCGCGCCCGCAGCTCTCCCAGTAATCCAGGCGCGGCCGTCAGTACCCGGACTAACCGCGGCGCCGCTTGCGCCGACGCCGACACTGCTGGCCTTGCCATCTGCCCCTGGACTCGCCGTCAGCCCGCTAAGCGCAACTCCGGTCCTCCAGGCAATGCCGAGCGCCGTGGTGCTAGGGCTGCTGGCGTTGGCAAACGGTCTGTCGGTCAAGGCGCTGCCGGGACTGGTGCCACTGCTCCTACAACTGCCGGCTCCAACGGTAGTCGGGGCGAACGTCAACTCCGCACCGGCCGCCCGCGCGGTTGTGAGCAACCGACCCGGCACCGTCGCGACCCCTACCGATCGGAGCTACTGAGTGAACGTGTACGATGCTGGCGACCTGATTCTGCTCGAGCTCCCGTTGACCGTCGACGGCGTTCCAACCGATCCAACCACGCTAACGCTGACCATCACCCCGCCGAGTGGCGCGGTCGTCGTCAAGCAGTGGCCGCACACGCCGACCGAGGTCGTCAAGGTCAGCGTCGGGTCGTTCCGCTACGACTACAGCCCGCTCGTCTCCGGCCTGTTCGCTTACGAGTGGCACGGCACCGGCACCGCGCAGGCCGACGAGCGCGGCTACTTCGAGGTCCGGCCAGCCTACATCCTGGACACCCCGCCGCGGTTCTGCTCGATCGGTGACCTGCAGGACTTCCTGCAGCTAGCGGTCACCAACGACAGCGGCGCCCTTCGTGCGATCGAGGGCGCCAGCGCCGCGATCCAGAACTATTGCCATCAGATGATCAGGGCGGTGGCAAGCGACGTCGTCACGCTGCGGTCGCGCGGCCAGCTGGTGCTGATCCTTCCCGAGCAGCCGGTCACGGCGGTTGCCAGCGTGGTCGAGAACGGCACGCCGCTGGTTAACGAGACCGATTTCACCTGGAGCGCCGACGGCCTGCTCTACCGCTGGTCTGGAGCCTGGCGCCTGAACACCAGCGTCTTCGGCACGGTTGAGGTGACCTACGACCACGGCTACACGGTGATTCCCCAGCCGGTCAGGGAGGTCTGTATCAGGTCGGCGAGCAGGGCCTACCAGAGCGGGCTCGACTCAGCCGCACGGCGCGGCTTGAACAACATGCAGAGCGAGCAGCTCCCCGACTACCAGGTCCAGTACGCGGCTGGCTCAGTCGCGCTTGGTGCCAGCAGCCTGGGCGCCAGTGCCGCGCCGTTCCTGCTCCCATCCGAGCAGGCGATGCTAAATCCGTACCGCATGCATCCGTAGCTAAGGCAACAGGTATTTCCAACGAAAGCCGCGAACGATGTCACTTACTGTTGTTTGGTCAAGACCGAAGCGATGAGCGAGCGCCTGTTGACTCACTCTGCCAGCTGCATATGCCGCCCTAAGTGCCAGCACTTCGGTATCGGTGAGCTTCCGCCGTCCGCTGCGACCTTTGGCCGACATGTCCAGCATGTTGTGAAGAGCGGTGCCGTTGAAGAGATGCCCACGACGGGGAAGCAGAATCCCGTCGACCTCGTAGGTTCCTTCTTCGTCGTTGCGGACGCAGAGCCTGACGTCGCAGGTATGGAGTACATCGGTGTCATCGGGAACCGGTCCAGCGACGAATTCCCAGGCGAGGCGATGTGCGGGGTATGGCCCCGGGCGGGTTCGCGATCGGACCCCGGACTGACCATATCCATCCGTGCGGACGGAGCCGGTCCACAGCCAACAGTCATCGGTCTTGTCGACGTGGGAGTAGAAGATTGCTTCGGAACGGGAGCGCCACAAGGCGTACTGGCAGGCGTGAGAGCAGAAGGTTCCGGGGTTGTCGCTGCGCGTGACAAAAGGCGCGCTACAGAAGGAGCAGATACACTGCTTGGGCATCGCGGACTGACCTCCGTGGTGTCGCGGGGCGGGCCTGTTAGTAGCAGGTGCCGCCCTTCATTTTACCATTTCCGAGCTTATCCCTAATGCCCGTCGCCCGCTGGTTCAACAAGACCGCCAGCGTCTTCGTCGAATCGGATGATTTTCAGGCGGCGGTTAAGACCGACCTGGCTTGCGGTCTGTTCCACTACGCCATCGACGGCTCGTCGACGGGCTCTGATCGAGCTGAGCTGATGGCCGCGCGGCTGCTGATGTGGGACCCGGCCTACAACATGCCCGAAGGCAGTCAGGTCGAGATCGAGGGTAACCGCTGGCAGACGCCACGCGGCGGCTACGCGCTGATCATGCACCGCAACACCAACACCCCGGCCTACCGCCGGGCGCACGTCCTGAGGGCGGTCTAGATGGCAGGTGAGACGGTCCGAGTAACCGGCGGCGAGCAGCTCAACGCCTACCTGACGAAGGTCAAGGAAGGCACCGCGGCCTGGACCGATGAGCCGGTCTTTGTGGGATTCACCCGCAAGGGTAGCCATGGCCGCCTGATCGAGCGGGGCTTCCATCCGCGCGGTGGCTCGACCTTCGTCCCGGGCAAGCACATCCTGGAGAACGCCCGCCAGACGGCGCTGCAGGGAGCAAAGGAGGCGGTGATCAAGTCGATCGAGCAGGGCGGGCCAGCAGCGCTCAGCGCTAAGAAGAGCCTAGCCACTAAGACCGCGCAGCAGGTTCGATCGAGCGTGCCCCGGCGTAGCGGGAGACTGGCTGGCTCCGTGACGATCATCGTAGGTGGGTCTGGAAGGGGACGACGTTGAGCGGCTTCACTGGCCAGAACAAACCCGTGCTGGCGGCCATCGTGGCGATCGTTGCGACCTGTGTGGACGTCGCCCAGAAGGGCATGGCCGAGCTCCCCAACCGTCGCCTGACCGCGGGCGTGACGATGGGCGGCGGTCGCCCCCAACGCCGGGCCACTGGTGGCGCCTGGATGCGCGAGCAGCGCTTCATGGTCAACTTTAGCTACCGCGTCGCGGGTGCCGAGTCCGCGGCCGAGGATGGCCTGGCCGACGCGGTCGACCTGTTCACCGACGCGATCATTACCGGCCCAACGCTCGGCGGCCTAGTCATCAATGCTGAGGTCGACAACTCGCTAGCCGACAATCCCGAGTATTCGATCTGGACGAACCAAGAGCGGCGGATCTACCCCGTGCTGGTGACCGTGACCCAGAGCGCGCAGATCCCGATCTAGCCCACTCCCCGCACCGACCCGCCGGGCCCGCTGGAAACAGTCGGGCCCTTTGCTTTGCCCCGAGGGAAACCATGGCACTCAAGGCGACCTTCATTCCGTCGATTGGAGAGTTCGAGTTCTACTACGGCATCCCGCCCCGGGACCTCCAGGATGAGGACTGGGCGGCGCTGGGTGCCGATCAGCAAGCGGTGGTCGCAGCGTCGCCGCTCTACCACATGGAGGCGTAGCCCATGGCCCTGAAAGCCAAGTTCAAGCCGACGCCCGAAGGCGAGTTTCACCCGGGAATCCCGAGCCGTGATTTGACGGAAGAGGACTACGAAGCGCTCGACACCGAGCAGCGGGCGCTGGTCAGGAAGTCGCCGCTGTACGACTACAGGCCGGAGCACAGCCGGGAGGAGGCTCGTCGAGTCCCTCGGTCGGATGCCGAGCGGGAAGAGCAGGCGGCTGCCGATGCAGCCATCGCGGCCGAGCGGGCCGGGGAAGGTAAGAGCTAATGGCCAACAACGGCGCGCTCTGGCAAGAGATCATCCAGGTTGGTAAAGAGGTCACCGCCGGCACGGGAGTGGCTGCCACGAGGGTCGCCT